CTGAATGACCCTGCCATTCATGGGACGCAATACTGCGTGCCTCTGTCTCACCGGCATAACGTCCGGTAGCAACCACCGCAGGAAGATCCTCCCATAACGGGAGACCAGACAAGGAACGTACTATGAACGACGCGAACACCGACATTTCGAACGCTCTCAGTTCCATGGCTAACGACCTATCGGGCAGACCTGCCCTAGTAGCATCAGAAGCCGCGGCTCTCCACGCCATCCGGTTGGCCGCGCGGTTGCTCTACCGCACCCGTGTGATGCACCTTGATTGGCACGAGATGTTTCACGACTTCTTCAGCGAGATTGAAATACGAGAAGGGGATAACGAGAAAAACCGTTATGTCGAGACCTCTACCATTAAGGCGTGTGACACCCTGGACAACGGGATTCCACAACCTCTCCTCGACGAGATGGACACACTTCCGAAACAAGAAGTAGTGGATATCTACACGGGTATTGCGTTGGGCATGTCCGCGACAAAAGTTCTCGAAAACGGAGGCTGGTCGAAGAGGCTTTCGGATGAAACGCTTGCGTGGCTAAGGCGCTACATCGCCTACCACACTAGGAACAAGACCGCCCGTTTCAACGACGGAGAGATCTAGATCATGATAAAAATCAAAGATGACCCTGCCATCGATGTGGGCGCAATACTGCGCGCCACCGTTTCCCGGCATAGTGCCCGGGCTACGACCACTGCAGGCCGACCCTCCCATAACGGGAGACGCACCGAAAGGTTTGATTTTATGGCGAAAGCTCCTCTCTACGATGACGTCCACGTGTCGAAGTACAGATTTCTCGGCGACGACCCTGACCGCTACATCGTCTGCGGTATCGACGGCTGTGACGCCCAAGCCGTGTTGTCTATTTGGGTCACGATTCGAGGCAACGAGTACTACAAACGTTTTTGCGGCCGCCACGCCCGCGATGAAAAAGACCTTGAGAAACTATGGAAGCGTGGCATCTAGACCACTGCAGGCCGACCCTTCCATAGCGGAGGACCGAACAAGGAGACATGATATGAAAGATGCGAAGCAAGAGACCTGCGAAGCGTGCAATGCCGGTATCACGTACCCGTGGTGCCATCCTACATTGCGCCATACATGTGCGAAAGCTCGCTCGAAAACAGCGGAGTGGCTCCGTTCCCTCTTCGAGACTCTACACGCATACTCGACAGACAAAGCGACGGCTTGGGAGCTTCGGTTCAAGCTCGAGGCCGCCGTCTCAAACTACAACTCTTGTAGACCCGGCGATGCCCTTTCCAGGTTGAACCGGGCTATAGTGGCCGTTCGGGCCGGGTTCCCGATCGACGATCTTCTTTCTGAAGATCAGCAACAGCGTCTTTTCGACGGGAAGTGGAAGTGATGCTCGCCCGACAAGGAGCAGACTAAGTGATGGTTCTCCCACCTGCTGTAATGCCTATGAGGAACTATCTTGTTTTGGCACCGTCCGCTGCCGGGAAGACTTTCTACGCCAGATCGAATCCGGGACGTGTCCGGGATGGAGATACCATCATCGCGAACACGGTTGGCTGGCCTCCAGGCCGTTGGTGGCAAGACGAAGAGGTCGCACACATCACGAACACACAGAACAGCTTACAGCTGTCCGCCGCGTTCGGACTCGCGCCGATTCTTTTCAACTGCGACCCGGAATACATACTCGACAGTCAGTTCGAGATCGTATCCGTTGTCATCCCGTCTATGGAAACCCTCGAGACTAACGCGCGGCGCCGGTTGGCCGCATACCCGAACGGTGTACAGCCAACCGACATCTTGTCAATCAATCGCAACTGCGATGTCTTGTACAAAGCCGCTTGGATGAGAAGATGGCCCGTTTTTAGTAACATTAACGCCGCTGTCTGTCGTATGGAATCGCACATGCGATTTGTGAGGGATTAACCGTGTCATCCCTGAAAATGAGAAGGGTGGAGGCCGCTATAGTTGCAGTCATCGCTCTGCAACACGCGAAAGACGAGAGGTTCCCGGGCGTAGTTCTTTACAAAGGAAACACCAGCGTATCTTCTAAGCTGCGTTTCCTGCGCCTTCTGCTCGATAGGAGCGACGACCCCGTGGTTGTCGATTACCTTACAGACATGCGCGTGATCGCGGCGCGCCTCCAAATTGTGAATGACACCGCCACTTTATGGGACCGTCTCGAAACTGAGACGAAATACGTAGAAGCGCGCACCCTGGTCAGAGAGTGTCTACAATAAATGGCAATCTACAACTTGATCGCCAAAGCGCTGTCCAACCCAAAAGGCTTGAACGACTATATAGGACGACGTACAGCTCCGTCGCCATACGAGGTCTTGCCGGGCATCTACTCCCAGATGTCCCTAGCTCAAGAACTCAATTATAAGTTGTACGCGGGTCTAAACGAAGCGCTCCCAGCTAGCGAAGCAAAGGGTGCACTTCTGTCGTACCCTGGCGTACCGGATGAGTGGAGCCGGCTGTTAAACGTGATGGGCGTGGCCCACAACCCAGAGGGCGTTCCGCCTTTTTCGACGGAAGGGTATCACAGCGCCTTGTCGCGTACATCATCCCACCTCGGTTCTTCTCTCGAGAGCAAACTCGACCAAGAAGGAAAAAGAAGGGCAATATGGTTAGCGAAGGCTATGGTGCAGCGAGCGCGTTTGCTGCCTCTACACATCAAAAGGATGGTCGTGACTGGCATCCCCGAGATGACTACTGGTATCGACGTTAAGCACGGCATCATCAAAAAATGGCACGATAACTACGCTGAGTACGCAAAGCTGATCATGGCCGGCCGCCTCTACGAACTAGCCGACCGTTTCGATGTCTATTTCACCTATTTTACGGGACGTCGCTACCAGCCAGACAAGGTAAACATTTCTAACGGCAAGGGTGTCGGGAAAGACAGGGTTGTCCTTGATTGGAACGGGCACTGGGTAACAGCAGACAAAAAGCTCCCTGATCTTGTCGAAAACGGCAGGTTCAGGGATTATTTTCTAAGCTGCCGGAGTCGCAAGATCAGCGCTTCACCCCTCGGTTCTACATATCCTTTGAGAGCTGTGGCGAAAGAGATCGAGCTTTTCTTCGACTCGGTGTTCGAGTACACTTTCTACCATACGGGAGCGGAAGCGCTGTCGCGCAAGACGGAGGGACGCGAGGGTAGCATCTTCATGCTTGACGTTGACAACCACGACGTTAACATGCCCCCTGAATTACGGGACATTCTTTGTGATGCATGCGGCGAGGCCTTCGGGCCTTTCTACGCGGAGTTGCTTCGCATGACTTTCCGCATGCCTCAGTTAATCCGCAACGACTACAGAGGCGGTGAAGGGGTAAAACTTCAAGGAAACCCGTTTGACCGAAGCAGCTTCACCGCTGACTATGTCAACCCATCTGGGCACCCGTTGACATCGATTCTCGCGAAATTCGCCGGGGCTTTTTTTGCCTACGACGGTCTCGTGCGGTCCGGTGTCGTTCCAGATACGGAGGCCGGGATGAACGAACTGCTACGTGGGGAGCTCGAGGTTGCTTTCCTCAACGCGGGAGATAACTTAACAGTTTTGGGCTTCCCTCAAGGACCTGAAACGCTCGGGAAGAATTCGCCGTACTGCGCCTATTCCGGGACGAGCACGTTCCAGGGCTCTGTGGCGATGTCTACTCCGAATGGCGGCATCAGGTGGGTTCCGAACATTACGTCTTACGCCGTAAATTTCTTTGTTCCCGGAAGGCCGATTGGCCACCCACAACGGGGACACTGGGCTAACGGCTGGCTTGAGAGAGCGAGCGTTTACGCCGCCGCTCCATCATTCCAGACGGCGCAAGACGTGGTCGAACGCGTAACCAAAGAGGTGCTTGGCACCTCACTGAACGACTACGCTGAGTTACGCCGTAGCTACACCTCCGTTGTCGGGAGGTCAGCTGTAGATTCCGAGTTCATCCTGGACCCGGATATCATCTATTACAAAAGACACGCGGAGGACGTAAGCCAGGAAGTTATCAACCAGGTCTACTTTGTTGTTGAACCACGGTTCTATGAACCAATGCACGAATACCTAATCTCGTCAGGAGCCAAATAATGGCACAGCCCAGAATCCCTTTCATCGAAGATCTACCAGTTGCGAAGCCAGATCTCGTGGACCCAGTCTTCATCGTCGAATGGCGCGGGAAACTTTTCACACCTTTTGGTTCTGTCAAGCACCTCGCCTGGCAGCGCTACCAAGCGGAAACGGTCGCCCTCGAACCGTCCGGAGAAGGGTTGTTCGACTGTATCTACGACGAAGGCGGTAAATCAGTGTCCTTCCTCGAGGTAACCCAGAGCACGCCAACCGAACGTGTGGTAAAGTTCACGCCCGCTGCTCTCCTCATGGAAGGTGTGGCGCGTGCTTCTTGGCCCGTGGGGCTTACGATGATCCTGGGGCCCGCCGGCACTGGAAAATCGCTCCTAGCACCACATCTGTCTCGTACGTTGAACGGTGCCGCCGTCAGCATTGGTGAGCCAGGCCCTGGAATGCGTCCTTTCAGCGCCCCAGCTTATAGCACCGTTCTCACCGCTGCACTTACGGGGACGGAGACGATCACCGTGGTCGATTCTCTGCGTATGGCGACGCTGGGCGGAAGTCAGCTTGGCCCGGGCGGTATCCCGCGCGATATGGGCACCCAGCTCAGCCAGATCGACTACGCCGCACGTCTATACGGGAAGGCGATCTTCGGGGTTGTCAACCTTTTGACAAGCGACGCCAGAGCCAACGAATCGGCGTACGAAGTGATCTCTGGCTCGTGTAGCGCTGTGCTGCGCACCGAGAACACCAGGATCACAGAAGAGTTGTTTCAAGTTACAGGCGACGCCACGATTCGTCCGACCGACCGCGAAAACACCGCATACGTTCTCAACATCAAAAGGACCAAGTAACCATGCGCCAGTCTCTCGATAAAATTTACACCTACCGCGGCTGCGGCAAGTTTTACGAGCCGATCACTAAACCGCGCGACCTCGTCGACAGCGCGATCATGGAGTTTATCACCACGAACTGCGTTTCGGCAGCTGAGAAACCGATCGACCCGCTGTCGATCGGTGTGTCTTCGGGTTTCAGCCCTGTCAAGATCGTAGAATCCATCGATCTCGTCCATAGTACCCTAAAGAACGTGCAGAACCTCATCGGTGTCTGTCGCATCTTGTTCTCGGGTGGCTCGGCTGATCATATCTGGAAGGACAGGCATTTTGCCACCACTAAGGACGCCCTCTACGGAGGCCTCGGTCTTAGGAAGGGTGCTACCGATCTCAACCCGTCCGCGATCCGTTCAAGCCCATCTCTGAGGGCTTTGAACTCGAAAGCGCTGCGCAAGATGCTCGCTGACGTAACCCTCGCGCTTTGGTGCGAGTTCGGTATCGTCAACTGGCGAGACGACCTCTATTCCACGCGCGAGATCAAGTCCATCATGATCTCATATCACGACCTTCCCTACGTCGTGGCCGACAGCTTGATCAAAGACATCGACCTGCTGAAGGCGATCAAGCCTGTCGGAGGCAGAGTCATGTTCGGGAAGGTGTTCACCTACATGGAGGAAGCCACCAAAGAGATCGCTGCGCGCCTGAACACGATTGGGAGCGTTGTGCACTTCTCCAGCCGCATCACGGACGCCGTGGCGTACGCGCTGAGAGGCGTCGACCCAGCTATGCCACGCGCCCCGTTCGCTGGCCTCGCCTCCGCTGTGAACTTCCTGGTCCCTGGCGCGACAGACCAACCTTTCACGACGTATGAAGCACATTCTATCGCCCCTCTTGTCGCAGAGACGATGTCAGCGCTTTCCAAAGCGCCACATGTCGTTGTACGGACGGTCAAAGAATACACCGAGATGTTCGACGTCCGGCGCATCAACGCCGAGCGGACGAACTCATCGGTTATGACAGTTGTGACCCGTCGCTACACCGACGCCCGTCTACCCGCTCGCATGTTCGACCACTTGGATATGTCCGATCTAGGTATGACTGGGATTGACCCGGCCGAGTCTGCTGCCACAGTCCCGATGCTCGACGCGACCGTCGACTCGCTTGCCCACCTGTTGTCTGACAGTGTCATCGATGAAGCTTTCAGTTCGTACAGCGAAGCTGACGCACAGCGTCTCCTCGTCTCGACCGTTCCGGAAGAAGAGCTCGTCGCTCTCGCCGCGTGCCTTGCAGCCGAAGTGGACTACTCCACGCCGACCGCGGACCCCACGGCGAAACTCGACATCAACTTCGTCTTCAGGTTCGACCCGAAGCTCACAGGATGGGAGAACCTGATCAACACCTCGATCGACGGTGTTGCGGTGACCAACGACTGGAAGAACGTGCTCCGTTTGACCACCCCCTACACGGGAACTGGCACCTACATCATCGCCGATGGTCTTAACGAGCTGCTCAGCTCCGGCCGCCCAGCTACTGTCCTCGGAGATGTTAAAAAGGCCTGGATGTCCGGCGGGAAGACTTTCCACATTTCGGTGAGCTATCCGAAGTTCGAGTACTCTCCATTGACCGGCATGGCTGTGACGGGCATCATCGTCGAACCAAAGCCCGTCGAAATGAGCGCGATGACGCTCTTGGGCATGGCGCCGATGAAAAGTCACGCGCTATCGATCTCCCCGGCCGCGCGCGCGAAGCTCCACGACAGCGCTTTGTTGTTCGCACTTGCCGCGGATCTGTCTTCAGGCGGTCCAACCGTGCTTCCGACATACGTCGGGATCTGGAAAGCTGAGCAAGGAGAAGAGCTCGTTTTCCGTCTCGACGCGATCGGCGAGGCGCGCCGTGAAGCGGTCTACTCCCAGTTGATGATCCTTTACACCGGGGTGATCATCCAGTTCCTGACGAGCCAGCCCGCGAAATTGGCGTATTCTCAGTCTGTCTTGCGCGCTCAGGGCCGGGCGCAGAAACCGACGACGCACTTCGAAGCGAAAACGTATCTTGACACTGTGCAAAGTTACATGCAAAAATTCATCATCCCTATGCTGCACCTGCCTGAAGAGTTCGTCACGATGTTCAACCGGCTGCGCAGTCATCCGATGTTCGAGCGTCTCGCTGCTTACGAAATTCTCCACCCCGAGAGGAGCTTCTAATGTTCTACGGCGACTACGACGTCCGCACCTTGATCAATGAGGAACAGACGGTGGCGCGACTGATCATCAATCGTACGGTGATCAAGGTGACCCGTGTCGAAGGCGAAAGCTGGAAGTTCTCCTCTGTCAAAGCGGTAGGCGGCGCTGAACCGCCTATCAATCCGACCTGGAAGACAAACCAAGCTATCGAGAAACTACCCGATCTGAACGACAAGATGGAATCGATCATCTTCGACGAGATGTCTGAAGCCATCGAGACTATGTCGGCGGAACTCGGCATTTCGACGAGGACGTACTGATGTTACGGATTGTCAACAGATTCCCGCTGTACGTGCCCTTCGGCGCTATATCGGTGTCCGCTCAGTCACCTGGCCCTGCAATGGACGTCCCCTTTTCGCCAGGCCTGGCTTTGTTGACGGCTTTGCCCGAGACAGAACGCTGTCTTGTAACCGCTACCCAAGCGGCCGGCGCTACAACGGTATCGGGTGTCGTGTCGCTCCCGGCTCGAGCGCGGCTGGAAGTAGTGGCTATGACGATCGACCTTCTGAGCCATCCCAAACAAGCTGGGATGCAAAACGCGCTGTGTACTATAACCTGGTGTCCGAACGGTACGCACACGCAGCTTGTGACAGTAGTTGACGCGCTAGACACTGTTGCCATCCAAAGCGTGGCTCCTGATTCTGAATCTTCTTTCAGATTCAGCCTGCCAGCAAGGTACAACGGAGGCGTCTACGCTTTCTTCGCGAAGAGAGGGGGTAATTCGATGATCGTCCCGGAACGGGCGATCTTGTCAAGTTATCTGGATTCCGTGTCTGCCGTAACAGCAGACAGGACGATTACCGTAGCTCTAACGGACCTATCGACGAACGGCGTCGATGAAGGGATGACGATGCAAGCGTCTGTCATGTCGTCATCCGACCCGAACTTCTGGTTATGGCTAAACGAGATCGTAAACCCGTTGTGTGACCCCGGGATCGAACCATGAAGAACGTACTTTTCCTAACAGGCCGCGTGTACGCACATTTCGCGCGCCGAGCTACCAACTCGCGTACGGTCCAGGATCGCGCGCTTGTAACAAGTCGTTTGAATGCAGCGGACGCCGTAACAACCGATAGGCAGATTTCAGTGGCCTGTACTGACTTGCCAGACAACGCCCCTGACGTCGGCCTGACCGTGCAAGTTTCCGTGGTCTCGACGTCCTCCAACCACTTCGAACAGTACATGGTCGACATGTACGGGGAGGCATGCTAGAATGGCTAAAGAGATTCTTTTTAGGAGTGAACACCCGAACGCAGGGGCCGGCTTGGCCGCGACTCTACAGTCCGTGTGTGTTGTCGTGGTCGATTCAGTCCCCTTCCTCTATATCAAAACAGGCGTCGCGGCTACCGCCTGGAGTTTGTCGTCTGTCTACGATACGACTGACCCCGTCGGGCCGCAGTTCTTGCCCGAAATTTCGCTGTTCACGAACGATCTTGCGGGCGGGATTACGGAGGACTGGGCTCCTGTGGATGGAGGGTCTACACCGGCACCTATTCCGGTCTGGCCTGACGTTACCCGCGTCTACTGTGGAGGCGACGATATCACCGAAACAGAGCTGACAGGCGTGGAGTCTAACGGCATACCGATCGGGGCGGTGCGAGTGTTCGAGCTAGGCGATCAGTCCCACGGGCCTATCCTGATCACTCCATATTCGATTGCAGAGACATACGGGTCGGGAGGCTCCCTCGCGAGGAACAGGATTGTAACGCCTGGACCCGCTGGGTCACCTCTCGTGATTCCACAGGGCGGCGTCTTCGCTCTCGAGAAAATCGAAGATGGGTCGACTATGCACGGATGGCGCGTTCTGTGGGCCATCACTAACCAAGCCCACCATTTTGGAATCCAGCAGCTGCAGGTACCCAGGCCCTTGGCGGTGGTCTTACCAGCTGGTGATACCAACGACCTGGCGACAACCGGCACCCTCAAGAGGACGAGGTTGTCGGTCACGACCGACGCAGCGGGCTCGCGGCTGACAGGCTTCGTCCACAACTCATTCACTACGTTGAACACAATCGGGGACGGCGAGTTCAAGATCATCGAAAACATGGGACCGGGACCGTTGACGCTCCCACACTTGGTCGGTACCGCGGCGAACTCGATGTACATGGCGAACGGCGCACCCATCGTGCTCGGAATCGGCGGAACCGCTGTGTTTCTGTACGACATCACCTTGGCGAGTGGGCTTTGGCGCTGCTTGGGTTCTAGCGCGTCACAAGGGCTTGGAGTCGGGCCGAGAATGGAGACGGCGGCACTGCCTGCTGGTGATACAGACGATTGGGCACCTGCTGGAATACACACAAGGCAATGTGTCTTGGTGACGCCGAACGCGGCTGGCTCGACCTTGACCGGGATCTCAGCTGGCTACGAAGGCGAAGTGCTCTACCTCGCTGTGCAGTATGGCGGAGGTACCCTTACTCTGGCTGAGTACCGTACTAGCGCAGGCGTGAATCGGTTTATCATGCCAAACCTAGTCGACAAGGTGATCCAGCCAGGCGGCGGCATAGCGATAGTCTATCGCGGCGCACCGCAAGAGTGCTGGATGGCTTTGATCGGATAAAGTAGAGGCTACTCACAGTCTAGGTGACATAACACCTATAACAAAGG